ATGTAGGTATATAAGTTGTGATGAAGTAGATGCGTTTCCATCTGATGCGTCAGGTGAAGGTGATCCTGTAGCACTTGCGGAAAAAAGGGCAACAACATTTAGTACACGTAAAAAAGTATTACTTACATCTACACCTACAATTAAAGATTTTTCAAGAATAGAGGCAGAATATTTAGCAAGTGACCAGAGGCTATATTATGTACCTTGTCCTATCTGTGGTGAATATCAGGATCTAAGGTGGAAACAATTACAGAAAGATGATGTAAATAATGTGCAATATAAATGTATACATTGTGATGGTTTATTTGATGAAAGCCATAAAACAAAAATGCTAAGAAAAGGAGAATGGAGAAGTAATAAAGAAGGTGATGGTATTACAGCAGGTTTCAGATTAAATGGTTTATACAGTCCATTAGGTTGGTTTAGTTGGAAAGAGGCAGTAATGGAATTTAATAAGGCAAAAGGTGATGCACCATTAATTAAGACATTTGTTAATACACGTTTAGCAGAAACATTTGAAACAGATTATGTAAGTGCTATGAGTGCAGAAGGATTATTAAAAAGATGTGAGAGTTATGAACAGGCTACCTGTCCAGAAGGTGTTTTATTTATTACACAGGGTGTTGATTGTCAGATAGACAGATTAGAAGTTAGTACATGGGGATGGGGTAAAGGAGAAGAATCATTTTTAATAGACCATGTACAACTATGGGGTGACCCACATCAAGCAGAAGTATGGAAACAACTAGAGATAATAATAAATCAACAATATGAACATGAGAATGGTAAAAGTTTAGTACCTGTTATTACTGCTATTGACTCAGGTGGTTTACATACGTCAGAGGTCTACCAGTTTGCTAGAGAGAAGGTAGCACAGGGTGTTATTGCTATTAAAGGACAATCACAGGCTAATAAACCTGCAATAGGTAGACCTACAAGAGTAGATATTAATTTTAGAAAGAGTAACAGGGCTGTTAAAAAAGGTGGTTTAGTATATCCGTTAGGAGTTGATACTATAAAAAATACTTTGATGGGTAGATTAAAGAATAATAAAATAGGTAGTGCTGGCTATATACATTTTCATGCAAGTACAAGTGAAGATTATTTTAAACAGATAACAGCAGAAAGACAGATACTAAAAACAAATAAATCAGGTTTTCAGGTTCCACAATGGGTTAAAAAAGGTAATACTAGAAACGAATGTTTGGACACTTGGGTATACAGTTATGCAGCAATGTGTTTTTATATAAGTAAATTCAATAGAAATACAGTGTGGAATCAGTTAGAAGATAAATTAAATAACGCTAATACTGTTGTTAAGCCTAAAAGAGCTACAATAAGAACAGCACCAAAAAAAGATTTTGTTAATTCTTGGTAAACTAAATGTTCAAATCTGACCTACCTAATATTATTGTTGCTGGTACTACCATTGAATGGGTAGATGAAGCTACTACTGCTGGAATAAATGAAACTATAAGTAGTCCTGATTGGACATTGGAATATTATCTAAGAACAAATACAGCAAGTGAAGGACATACTGTAACTGGTACACAATATGTAAACAGTACAGGCTGGCAGTTTATTATTAGCTCTACTGATTCTGCTAATTTTGATGCTGGTAACTGGTTTTGGGCTGCAAGAGCATTTAAGAGTGGTAAAGTTTTTGAGATAGGTACAGGTGAATTAGAGGTTAGACAATCTTTACAATATTCTGGTACACCTGCTGCTATCGACAATAGAACACAAACAGAAAAAGATTTAGATGCTGTTACCGCTTGCATTAGGGCAATAATAGAAGATAAGGCACAGGAATATAGCATAGGTAACAGAACATTTAAAAGAGTAGATATTAAGGAACTTAGAGCAAGAGAAGCAGAATTAAAAAGTAGAGTTGCTAGTGAAAAGAGGTATAGTTACATTAGTCAGGGTTTAGGAGACCCTAAAAACCTTTATGTACGCTTTTAGGAGAGTTAAATGGGCTTAAGAAACGCTTGGAAGGGCTTATTTACATCTAATAATGACTTAAATGGCCGTAGAAATAGGTTAAAAAGAATGTATGCAGGTGCAAGAGTAGATAGAACTAACCTTAGTTGGATCACACCTTTATCATCACCAGATCAAAGTTATAAAAACTCTATAGAAACTCTAAGAAAACGTGTACATGATTTAGTACGTAATAATAATTATGCAGCACAGGCAGTTAGATATGCAACTAATCAGATAGTTGGACAGGGTGTAACTATGCAAGCACAGATTAAAAGTCAAAGAGGCGGTACACCTAATACTAGATTAAATGAGTCTATAGAAAGTGAATGGAGTAAATGGGGTAGAAAAGATAGCTGTGATATACGTGGTGTTTTATGTTTTTCTGAACTTGAAAGACTTGCAGTAAGGTCAATGATAGAAAGCGGTGAATGTTTTATTGTTATACATAGAAAAGCCTATGGTAGAAGTAAAATTCCTTTTTCATTAGAGGTATTAGAGGCAGAACAATTAGATGCTGATTATAAAGGTGTAAAAAAGAATAATAAAAATGTATGGAGGTTAGGAATTGAGATAAGTCCAGAAGGTAGAGCAGTTAGTTATGCATTTTTAAAGAAACACCCTGGTGATACTACATTTGAAACACCTGTTAAAGAAAGAAGGCATATTATTGTCCCTGCAAAAGATGTAATACATTTATTTATGCCACTAAGACCAGGCCAGCATAGAGGCGTACCATTTTTAGCTAGTGCAATAAATCATTTACATCAGTTAGATGGATATATAGAAGCAACTGTTGTAGGACAAAGAGCATCAAGTGCATTAATGGGATTTATTACAAGTCCAGAAGGTGAATTAGATGCAGGTGGTGAGGTATTTGATTATGAACGTGTTAGTGGATTTGAACCAGGCACATTTAAATACTTAGCACCAGGAGAAAGTATATCTGTACCTGATTTAGATAAAGCTAATGGTGAATTTGAACCATTTGTAAGGGCAATGCTTAGAAGCATGGCAAGCGGTTTAGGGTGCAGTTTTGAAGCAATTAGTTCTGATTATTCACAATCTAATTACAGCAGTAGCAGGTTAGCAATGATGCAAGATAGAGACCATTGGAGAACAATACAGAAGATGTTAAAAGAAACTTTATATCAGCCTATATATGAATACTGGTTAGAAATGGCTGTATTAAGTGGTACTTTATCTTTACCTACATATTCAACAACACCTGATGTATATGAAAAAGTTAGATGGGTTTGTAGAGGATACAGCTATGTAGATCCACAGAAAGAAGTAGCAGCTATGAAAGATGCAGTAAGGTGTGGATTTAAAACATTAACAGATGTTGTTAGTGAAAATGGTGGCGATATAGAAGAACTGCTGATTGCTAGACAGACAGAACTGGCAAAACTTGATGAAATGAATATTGTGACCGACTCAGACCCAAGTGCAACCAACAAATCGGGTGGCAGCCAATTTAAACCTATTAATACTGTTGATCCTTTTGGTGATACAGATGCACCTACTGGTGAGGATGCAGAAAACGTAGCGGATGGTTCAGATGGCAGTTATTAATGGAACAGAAATAGACCTTATGCCTACAAAAGGCATGAGAGAAGCAGCAGAAAGGTACAGAGAATTTAAAAAAGAGGGTAAAAAAGGCGGTACAGAAGTTGCTGCAAGAAGGGCAACACAAATATTAAGCGGTAATGAATTATCACCTGATGTTGTTATACAAATGGCTGCATGGTTTGCAAGACATGAAGTAGATAAAGAGGCAGAAGGTTTTAGACCTGGTGAAGATGGCTACCCTAGTCCTGGCAAAGTTGCAAATTTAGCATGGGGTGGTGATGCGGGTGAAAGTTTTTCTAAGGCAAAATCAGCTAGAATAAAAGAATTAAGAAACAATGATGCTATGCCTAAAACAAAACGTGCAGCAAAACGTGCAGAACCAGATGAACTATCTGTAGGTGATTCAGTTAGATGGAACGCAAGCGGTGGTGTTGCAAGAGGTGTTATAGATTCTATTGAACGTGATGGAACTATAAATGTACCAGATTCTAGTTTTGAAATTACTGGTACAGAAGATGACCCTGCTGCATTAATTACTGTATATAGAGAAAATGATGGTGAATTTGAAGCAACAGATGTAAAGGTTGGTCATAAGTTCAGTACATTAACTAAGATAGATTCATTAAGAAGTGTTACAAAAGTATTAAAACGTAGTGGTGAAACATCTTTTTCTGAGAAAGAAGAAAACACATATGAATTTAGTTTTAGCAGTACATACCCTGTAGAAAGATCATTTGGTACTGAAATACTAAGCCATGACGAGGGTGCAATAGATTTTGGAAGGTTAAATGGTGGCGTAGCACCAGTATTATGGAATCACAATATGGATTCTGTTATAGGTATTGTTAGAAACGCATATCTTGATAAGGAAAAGAAAAAAGGTAGGGCAGTTGTTGAATTAAGCAGAAATGCAAAGGCACAAGAGGTAAAAAGAGATATAGATGACGGTATTTTAAGTGCAATTAGCGTAGGCTATCGCATTTTAGAAATGGAAGAACGTGAAATAGATGGAGGTAACGCATTTTTAGCTACAAGATGGGAACCACATGAAGTATCTGTTGTTGCATCACCTGCTGCACCAGATGTAGGCATATCAAGAGGATTAATTGATGAAAACACTATGCCTAGTGTAGAAAAACAAGATATGATAGACAGTAAGCGTGTATACGCAGCGTCTACTGACGCACAACAGCCCAATTCTAAAAAACAATCAACTATGGAAAAAGAGCAACTTGATCTAGAAGTTGTGCGTAGTGAAGCTACTAAAAAAGCAGCATCAGCAGAACGCACAAGAATTAGAGAGATCAACGCAATGTGTTCTAAGCGTGGTTTTAGTGACCTAGCAGAACAGTTAATTAACAATGGTTCTTCTGTAGATTCATGCAGAGCAGCTATCTTAGAAAGAATAGATGCAAAGCCTGTAGAAACAGCAAAGCCTATTGAAGAGCAGCTTTCACCAAAAGAAAAAGAACAGTATGCTAGAGACTACAAGATTACTTCTGGTATCAGAGGTTTATTAACAGGTGATTGGTCAAATAAAGCATCTGGTTTTGCTAGAGAGATTTCACAGCAGATTGCTAAGGATTCTCAAAGATCAAACAACAGCCAATCTTTATTTATTCCTTATAGTGCATTAGCAAAAAGAGCTACATACGTAACATCAGGTGCTACTACTGGTGGAAATATCGTAGCTACAGATTTACTTGCTGATGACTTCATTGAAGCACTTAGAAATTCAACTGTAATGGTTGGTTTAGGTGTACAAACTTTATCAGGTTTGGTTGGTGATGTTGCAATCCCAAGAAGATCAGGTGTAGCTTCTACTGGCTATCTATCAAGTGAAACTGCTGCATTATCACAGGCAGAAAGTACATTTGACCAGATCTCAATGACACCAAAAACTTTAGGTACATTATCTAAGTTTTCTAGAAATATGCTTATACAGGCAACACCAGGTATAGAAGATCTTGTTAGAACTGATATTCTTGATGGTATTAATGTTGGTATTGATCTAGGTATCTTAAATGGTTCTGGTTCATCAGGACAGCCTACAGGTATCATGCAAACATCTGGTATTGGTTCTGTTGCTATGGGTACTAATGGTGGTGCTATTACAGTAGATGCTTTAGTAGACTTAGAAACAGCAATGATGGAAGATAATGCTGCTGTTAATGCTGATTCTATTTCTTATGTAACTAACGCTAAGGTATTAGGTGCAATCAAGAAACTAAAAACATCTGGTGGTGAGTACTTAGTTAACAACAACCTACAGGCAATAGGTAGAGGTGGTACACCATTAGTAGTTAATGGTTATCCTTTAGCTATGACAAACCAAGTACCTAGCAACCTTACAAAAGGTTCTACTTCTGGTTCATGTTCTGCTGTTGTTATGGGTGACTTCTCACAGGCAATATTAGGATTATTTGGTTCTGGTATTGAAATTACTGCTGGTGAAGATTCTGATGACTTTGCTAAGAACCTGGTTTCAATTAAGGGTGTAGTTGCATTTGATGTTGCTGTTCGTCATGCACAATCATTTGCTGCGATCTTAGACGTAACCACATAAGTGGTTTAATATAAGGGGTGTAACAGCCCCTTTTTTTTTTATGAAAATAAAATGCTTAAAAAATGTTTGTGCTAGTGGCAACAGCCTAGAAGCAGGTCAAACTTATGATGTGTCAGAATCAGACGCAGAATTATTAATCTCAATGGGTAGAGCAGAAATTTATATAACAAAACCAAAACCAAAAAAAACAGTAGCATCTAAAGGTAATGCAAATAAGTGAAGATCAAACAGTATATTTAGATGATTTTGGTGTTAGCTGTACATCAGGTGGTACTACTGCAAAAGGAATTTTAGAACAACCTGATTTAGTTTTAGCTGGCAACCAGATTATAAGTACTGATTATCAACTTACTGCAAGGGTTAGTGATTTTGGTAGTTTAGTCGCAGGTGCATCTATTACTGTTGATTCTGTTGCATATACAGTTAGAGAAGTTAGAAAATTAGATGATGGTGCATTTTGTGAAATTGCAATACAGAAAACATGACTACTAAACGTGAACAGATTATGGCAAGGTTACTTACAACACTTGCTAATACAACAGGAGTTAGTACAAGGATCTACAGAAGCAGAGTAGTACCATTAACTAGAGGGGAATCACCTGCACTTGTATTAGAACCTGTTAGTGATACTGTTGAACAAAATACATCACTACCTACCCTAGACCATTTTTTAACAGTAAGGATAAGTGTAATAGTAAGGGGTGATGTACCTGACAATGTTGCAGATGCTACTGTAGAAAGTTTGCATAGTAAAGTAATGGCAGATCTGACAGTTAATAGTCTTGCAATAGATGTACAACCATCTGATACATCATTTGAATTATTAGACGCAGATCAGCCTGGTGGTGTTATTGGAGTGGAATATATAGTTAGATATAGAACAGAAATAGACGATTTGACGCAATAGATGGTGTTTATTGCTAAAAACCTATATTATATAAACATACTGATTTAATGTAACAATGCCTAAGCTACACAGAAAAAGAAGCATATTAGCTAAAGCAGAATCTAGTTATGGCACTAACCCTACACCTACTGGTTCTGCTAACTATGTGCAAGTGATTGATCTTAATATAGAACCTGTTGTTAGTGATGAAGTATCTAGAGATTTAATAAGGCCATACATGGGTAACTATGAAGTAATACCTGCAAATACAAGAGTTAATGTAACTTTTGATGTGGAAATGGCTGGTAGTGGATCTGCTGGAACTGCACCTAAGTATGGTGCAATATTAAAGGCGTGTGGTTTATCTGAAACTGTTAGTGGTGGTAATACTGTTACTTATGCACCTGTTACAACTCCATCAGACAGCGTTACATTATTTGTTAATTATGATGGCATTAGACATATGGTTACAGGTGCTAGAGGTACATTCAGTATTAACTGTGAAGTAAATAATATTCCACGTATATCTTTTTCTTTAACAGGTATATTTAATGCACCTACTGATACTGCTTTACCAACTGTTACAGTAAGCAATCAGGCATCACCATTAATATTTAAAAATGGTAGTACTTCTGCTTTTCAGATATTTGGTTTTGCAGCAGCATTACAATCATGGAATTTAGATTTTAATAATGAAGTAATATATAGAGAATTAGTAGGTGGTACAAAAGAAGTACTTATTACAGATAGAAGGCCATCAGGTACAGCAGTTATAGAATCTGTTGCTTTATCTAGCCATAACTTTTTTACAGATTATACTGGCACATCAACTGGCACAAACACATGGCTACATGGAACAAACGCAGGTAATAAGGTTACTGTATCTTGTCCACAAACTGATTTAGGTCAGCCTACTTATTCTGAAACAGATGGTATAACAATGCTTAATCTTCCATTTATGGCAACACCAACAGCATCAGCTAATAATGAATTTAGCTTAGTCTATACCTAAAGTTGCATAGATTATAAAAAGGGTTTACCCTAATAGAAATACTATAAATACAATGGCTTTTGTTTTAGATCAAAGCGATACCTACAAATGCAAAGTTGAAATAGAAGTACCTGTTGGAAAGAAAACAGAAACACAGGATTTTTATGCAGAATTTAAAAACATTTCACAATCCAGGCTACAGGAAATGATGCAACAGGTAGCAAATCAGGAAATGTTAGATGTAGATGTTGCAAAAGAAATATTAATAGGTTGGGAAGGTATGGAAATGTCAGATGGATCTGAAGTACCTTTTAACAAATCTAATAGAGATAAATTATTAGATGTTAGGGGTGTTGCAACTGCAATATCTTATGCGTTTGTAGAATCATGTAAAAATAAGAACATAAAAAACTTATAGGGGCAGGTGAATATTGGGCTTCTGGTTCAACTGTCATAGATAAAACAGCAGAAGATGATGCAGTATTAGGTGTTACTGTAGAAAAAAAAGAAGTAGAAAAAGATTTTTATGTATATCAAGAAAACTGGAAATCTGTAATGATGTTTCTAAGAGTGCAGACGCAATGGCGTGTAGGTATGGGTGGAATTATTGGTTTAGACTATACATCTGTGATAGAAATGATTAAACTGTATACAGATAAGCCTATAGACTTAATGGAAAGCATACAAGTTATAGAAGCTGCAATACTAAAGACAGTTAATAAGGAGAATAAATAGATGGCTGCAAAGTTTGATTTAGTAGTAGCAGCAAAAACTGTAGGTGCAGGTTCTATTAAACGTCTTGGTAACTCTATGCAGGGCGTACAGGGTAGGGTTAAAAATTTACGTATGGCAATGTCTGGACTTAATAAGACATTTGCAACATTAGGATTAATATTATCTGCTGGTGCTTTTGTACGTATGGTACAGGGTGCTATAAATGCAGCAGATGCTTTTGGTAAGTTAGAGGATCAGACAGGTATAGCTGCAAATACATTACAGGCATATGTAAACGCTGGTAAATTAGCTGGCGTTAGTCAGGAAACTATAGAAAAAGGTTTAAGGCGTTTATCTCAATCTATGAGAGAAGCAGATCAAGGTGTTGCGACTTATAAAGATAGTTTTGATGCACTTGGAATATCTGTAAGAGATACAGATGGCACTTTAAAAACTAATCAAGAAGTATTAGGAGAAATATCAGATAGATTTGCACAAATGGAAAATGGTGCAACTAAAGCAGCTATTGCAATGGAAATATTCGGTAGGTCAGGTAGTAATTTAATTAATTTGTTAAATGGTGGTGCAGCCTCATTAGAAGAATTTAATTTTGAAGTATCAGATAATTTTGCACAGAACGCTGAATTTTTTAATGATCAGATCGCATCTTTGGGTATAAAGCTACAAGGCTTTACTTCACAAATGGCAGATCATCTATTACCAACACTTAATAATTTAGTGGGTATGTTTAGCAATATTACAGAAGATGGTGCAGATTTAACCTTATTATTTGATTCATTAGCAGTAATTTTAAAAACTGTTGCTAGTACTGTATTTACAGTTGTTGCTGGTTTTAGATTTTTAGGTACTACTGTTGTATCAGTTGCAAAAGCTGCATTTAAGGCTGCTAAATTCGATTTCGGTGGTGCAGTAGATGAACTTAAAAATGGGTTAGCAGTAAGTAATGAACAATTACAAAAAGATCTACAAATATTTAAAAACATTTGGGAGGGTGCAGCAGAAGCACCTGATAGTTATTTTAGAGATGCTGATGAAGGTTTAAATAGAGCATTTGGTGCAGATGCATTAGTAAAACTAGAAGCATTTAAGGAAAGTATACAAAGTGTAGGTGCTGCATTTGGTGATGTTGTAGTTAAGGGTATAAAAGGTATGGAAGATGCACTAGTTAAGTTTGTTATGACAGGAACAATTAGTTTTAGAAATTTAGCTAACTCAATAATTTCTGATATGGTACGTATTGCTATACAGCAAACTATTACAAGACCTTTTACTAATTTTATAACTGGTCTATTTGGTAATGCAAATGGTAATGCTTTTGTTGATGGAAAGGTAGAAAAATACGCATATGGTGGAGTTGTAAATAGACCTACATTATTTCCAATGGCTAATGGCATGGGTCTTATGGGTGAGGCAGGTGCAGAGGCTATATTGCCCCTAAGAAGGGGTAGTAATGGTAAATTAGGTGTGCAATCAACAGGAGGTGGTATTGGTAATATTGTTGTTAATGTAGATGCTTCTGGTAGTTCTGTAGAAGGTAATGAAAATGAAGGCAGGGCATTAGGGTTAGCTTTATCATCAGCTATAGAAGCAGAACTTATTAAACAAAAAAGACCAGGAGGATTATTAGCGTAATGGCAACATTTCCATCTATAGAACCTAGTTATGGTTTAACTAAAACATCACAACCAAAAACACGTATTGTACAATTTGCTGATGGTTATGAACATAGAATATTGTTTGGTCTAGCTAGTCACCAAAACCCAGAGATTTACAATCTCTCATTTAATAATATTTCAGAGTCGGATTCAGATGTTATAGAAGGATTTTTAAGAAGTAGAGCTAATGACAATGCAAGTTTTACATATAGCCCACCTTCAGAAGGTTTTACAAAAACAGGTACTTATTCACAATCTAGTAGCACCACAGTGACAATAACAATTACAGATCATGGTGTTGCTATAAATGATGTATTAACTATTGATTACACATCTGGTAGTGCTGTAGATGGTTCTTTTGTTGTTGCTTCTGTAACTGATAAAAATGTATTTACAGTTGTTGCTGCTGCTAGTGCTACAAATAGCGGTAACGTATCAATAACATTAGCAGGTGCTAAAAAGTTTGTTTGTGAAACATGGAATAAAAAAATAAATTATCCTAATAGATCTACTATCACAGCAACATTTAGGCAAGTATTCGAACCATGAGTAGTACAGCTATTGTAAGCAATTTACAAAATATAAACCCATCAGCAATTATTGAGTTGTTCACATTGCAGCTAGATAATAATTTACATGGTGCAACTACTATTTATAGATTTCATGCTGGTACAAGTTTAAAAGATAATGGTGAGATTATTTGGAATGGTAATAGTTATCAAAGGTTTCCAATACAGGCAGAAGGTTTTGCATTTCAAAAAGGACAGTTACCAAGACCTACACTAACTGTAAGTAATGCATTAGGAACTATTACAGCTATTTTGTTAAGTGTAAATAATACGACTACAGGTAATGATCTCACTGGTGCAACAGTTACACGTATTAGAACACTTGCTAAATTTTTAGATGCTGCAAATTTTCCGAGTAATACAAACCCTTATGGTACACCTGATCCTACAGCAGAGTTTCCACAGGAAATATACAAAATAGATAGAAAATCAGCAGAAAACAGGGAAGTTGTACAGTTTGAATTAGCTGCTGTATTTGATTTGGCTGGTATTAGATCACCTAAAAGACAATGTACAAGGGCTGAATTTCCATCTATAGGTACTATTGCAACATGAACTGGCAAGAAGCTGCACTTAATCATGCAATACAGGAAGATCCTAAAGAATGTGTAGGACTTCTGTTAAATATTAGAGGGAAAGAAAGATATTATCCTTGTAGAAATTTATCTATGACAGCACATCAATGTTTTATTTTAGATCCAGAAGATTATGTAAAAGCTACAAATATTGGAGAAGTTACAGCTGTTGTTCATAGTCACCCTACAACCCCACCTATAGCTAGTCAGGCAGATATGGTTAGTTGTGAGGCTGCTAATTTGCCTTATCACATTGTTAACCCTAAAACAAAAGAGTGGGGATATTATGAACCGCAGGGCTATGAAGCACCTTTATTAGGTAGGCAATGGGTATGGGGGGTTACAGATTGTTGGTCATTAGTAAGAGATTATTACAAAAAAGAAAAGGGTATAAATCTTGTTGATTATGAAAGACCTATAACACCAGAAGAATTTATGAAAAAACCATTATTTGAACAATATGCAAAAACAACAGGATTTAGAGAATTAGAACCTAATGAAAAATTACAAACTGGTGATGTATTGCTTATGAGTATTTTAGATAGTACTTTAAATCATGTAGCTATTTTTCTTGGTGATGATGTATTACACCATTTAACAGATAGACTTAGTTGTAAAGAACCTTACTCACAATGGTTATTAAAATGCACTGGAAAGAGGTATAGGTATGCTACGTAAAATTAAATTATATGGTGAACTTGCAGAATATGTAGGACACAAAGAATTTGAGGTTAAAGCAGATACATTATCTAGTGCTGTTAGTTTTTTAGTTAATAATTTTCAAGGTATAGAGAAATTTATGAGTCCTAAATATTATGAAGTAAAAGTTGGTGATTATTCTGTAGATGAAAATGAATTTGCACACCCTATTGGTAAAGAAGATATACATTTTATACCTGTTATAAGTGGTGCAGGTAGAGGTTTTGGAAAGATATTATTAGGTGCTGCATTAATAGGTTTAGCATTTGCTACAGGTGGTGCTAGTTTTACATTTGCACAAGTACCATTAGCTAACGCTGGACAAATAACAGGTATTGCATTTTCTGGTTTTTTAGGAAAGGCTGCTGTAGGTTTAGGTGCTTCTTTACTATTAAGCGGTGTATCAGAAATGCTTTTTCCTTTACCAGAAGTATCTAATGTTGAAAATCCAGAAGATCCTAGACTATCTTTTAGTTTTGGTGGTACACAGCAAACAGGCAGGGCTGGTACTCCAGTACCTTTAGTATATGGTGAGATATTTACAGGTAGTGTTGTTATTAGTGGTGGTATTGATACTGAACAGGTACAGGCATGATTGAAAAGAAACATTTAATAAGAGGTGCAAAAGGCAATGATCCACCACCATCACCACCACAACCCACAAGAGAACCAGATACTTTACATAGTAGACAGTTTGCTACATTTTTAGATCTTGTATCAGAAGGTGAGATAGAAGGGTTTGCTACCGCATCAAAAGAAGGCAGAACAAAAGGTACAACTGCATATAATAATGCTGCATTAAAAGATGTTTTTTTGAATGACACACCAGTACTTAGAGCTAATGCAGATTCTACAAATCCACAAACTACAGATTTTAACTTTCAAGATGTAAAATTTACACCACGTTTTGGTACAGGTACACAAACAAAAATACCTGGTATTGAAAGTAGCGTTTCAACAACAAGTGTAGGTGTAGAAGTTACAGCAAGTACACCAGTAACAAGGCAGATAACAAATACTAATGTTGATGCTGTGAAAGTATCTGTTATATTTCCACAACTACAAAGAGCTACAGATGCAGGTGATTTATTAGGTTCAGAAGTACAATTAAAAATTTCTGTACAATATAATTCTGGTGGTTTTACAGATGTTATTACTGACACTATAAGAGGTAGAAGTGGTGATGCATACCAGAAAGATTATCGTGTAAATATAACTGGTGCATTTCCTGTAGATATTAGAGTTAGCAGGGTAACAGCAGATAGTACAAGTACTAACTTAAGAGATAGTTTTCAATGGACAAGTTTTGGAGAGATTATTGATGATGCATCAACATATTTGAACAGTGCATATAGCTCTATAAGGCTAGATTCTATGCAATTTAGTTCTATACCTAGACGTAAATTTAGGATAAGAGGAATAAAAGTAAGAATACCAGGTGCAGGTGCATCTAGTTCTGGTACACCAAGTATTGACAGTACAAACGGAAGAATAGTTTATCCAGATGGCTATATATTTAATGGTGTAATGGGTGCTGCTGTATGGACTACTTGCCCTGCAATGATTTTATTAGATTTACTAACTAATAGTAGGTATGGGTTTGGAGACCATATAACAGATAGTTCACTAGATTTATTTAGTTTTGTAGCTGCTAGTAAGTTTGCTAATACTCTTGTTGATGATGGTTTTGGTGGACAGGAACCTAGATTTAGTTGCAATGTAAATATACAAAGTCCACAGGAGGCATTTAAATTAATAAATTCATTATCTGGTGTGATGCGTTGTATGCCAATATGGTCTGCTGGCACAATAACAATTACACAGGATAAACCTACAGATCCTAGTTATTTATTCACCTTATCTAATGTTACTGATAGTGGTTTTTCATATTCTGGTAGCAGTTTAAAAACAAGACATAGTGTTGTATCTGTTGCTTACTTTAATATGGATAGTCAAGAAATTGATTATGAAGTAGTAGAAGATGCAACAGCTATATCAAAAATAGGTACTGTAGTAAAACAGATTAGTGCATTTGCTTGTACATCAAGAGGACAGGCTAGAAGATTAGGTAAGGCTGTATTATTTGCTGAACAGAACGAATCAGAAATAGTAGCATTTTCTACTTCTATTGATTCTGGTGCTGTTGTAAGACCAGGTGCAATCATAGAAATACAAGATCCTGTAAGGGCAGGTGCAAGAAGAGGGGGTAGGTTATCTGCTGTAAGTTCTACAACTGTAGTTACTGTTGATGATACAGATGCAACTGATTTAGCAGTAGATGCAAATGGCAACCCTACTGGTGATGCAAAGCTTGCTGTAATTTTACCTGATGGAACATTTGAAAGCCGTACAATCTCAAGTATCTCAAATGGTGTTATAACTGTTAGTTCTGCTTTCTCACAAACACCTAATGTTAATACAAATTATCTAATATCTAATACAACAATACAATCACAGCTATATAGAGTAATTACAGTAGAAGAACAGGATGCTGTTAATTATAGTATTACTGCTTTATCTTATGTTGAAGGTAAGTATGCTTTTATTGAAGATGGTGAGTCAATACCAGCACGTACAACATCGAACCTCACAGAATTAAAACAACCACCAGTTGGATTAGCTGCTAGTGAACAAATATTTCCTATCAATAATCAGGCAGTATCAAAAATTGTAATTAGTTGGCAACCTATTGTAGGTGTAACGCAGTATCAAGTTAACTATAGATTTGGTAATGATAATTTTATAAGTGAAAAGGTATCTAGACCTGATTTTGAAATAATGAACAGTAGAAAGGGTACTTATGATATACAAGTATTTTCATATAATGTTTTAGATCAATTATCAGCATCATCAAGTTCTATACAGTTCGAAGCACTTGGTAAAACTGCATTACCAGAAGATGTAACAGGTCTTTTAGTAGAACCAGTATCAGATCAATTTATAAGATTACGTTTTGATAAAGCTACGGATATTGATGTTACGCATGGTGGAAACGTAGTTGTAAGGCATAGTAATTTAACAGATGGTACTGGTACATTTACTAATTCTGTTAATATTATCCCTGCTCTACCAGGAAACGTATCAGAAACATTAGTACCTGCTGTAGATGGTGAATATATTTTAAAATTTAGAGATGATGGAGGTAGACTAAGTTCTGGGGAAACTTCTGTTGTTGTAACAACACCAGATCCACACCCTAAATTATCTATATTAGTAGATAGGGAAGATACAGACTCACCACCTTTTGCAGGTGAAAAAGTAGATTGTTTTTTTAGTGATGATGTAAATGGACTTGTATTAGGTTCTCTTGAATTATTAGATGGCGTAGCTGACTTTGATAGTATTGCTGATTTTGATTTTCTTGGTGCTGTAGATATTACAGGTGGTTCTTATGATTTTGCAAATACATTAGATTTAGGTGGTAGTCAGCCATTAAGATTAAAAAGGCATTTTGTAACACAAGGTTTTTATCCTAATGACCTTATTGATAAAAGAACAGCAAATATTGATACTTGGACAGACTTCGATGGTGCTACTGCATTTGATGTTAATGCAAAACTTTTAGTAGCAACAACAGGAGGTGATCCTGATGCAACATTTGCAGCTACTTATGCACAATCAGGCACTACTACTATCACTATTACAAAAACTAGTCATGGATATGATGCAGGTAATTTTGTTGTTATAGATTTTACAAGTGGTACTGGTGTAGATGGTAACTATGAAATAAAAACAGTTACTACAAATACTTTTACAATAACAGCAGCATCTAGTGCTACTACATCTGGTAACTGTACTGTAGGTCAGCAATTTAGTAGATTTAATACTTTTGCTAATGGTACATTTATTGCTAGAGGATTTAAATTTAGATGTGAAATGGATAGTGATGACCCTGCACAAAGTATTGAAATAGATCAACTCGGATATACAGCAGAATTAGATAGAAGAACAGAACAAAGATCTAATATTGCATCTGGTACATCATCATCTGGTTTAGATGTTACTTTTGATCATACATTTTTTACAGGACAGGCTGGCACAAGTGTTGGTGCAGGTACACAATTGCCTAGTATTGGTATTACTGCTAATGATTTAGGTGGTACAGATAGATTTGAAATTACAAATATTACAGGTAGCGGTTTTAATATTAAGTTTCTTAATGCTGGAAATGCTGTACAAAATAAAACATTTAGTTATACTGCTACAGGTTTTGGGCGTGGTAGTTAGTATTGAATTAAGATATACTTAGATAAAAATTGGATTAGGTAATGGCTACTCACGATTATGTAATAGATAACTCCACTGGAGCTAATGTCCGAACTGATTTAAATAATGTACTCCAGGCGATATTAACAAATAACAGTTCTGGTTCGGCTCCAAGTACCACTGCTGCATATATGTTGTGGGCTGATACTTCTAACTCTTTATTAAAAATGCGTAATAGTGCTGACAATGCATGGATTACATTAAGAGGATTAGATGGTTCATTAACTGCAAGTGCTGATGCAACAATAAATTCAGTAAATATAGGTAAAGGTGCAAACTCTGTTGCAGGCAATACTGTTCTTGGAGAAAGTGCTTTAGATGCCTCTGTTTCTGGTGGAAATAACACAGCAATAGGAAATTCAGCATTAACAACTTTAACTTCTGGCTCAGATAATGTTGGGGTTGGACATGATGCCCTTAAATTAACTACTACAGGAGTGCAAAACGTAGCCGTGGGTTCTAATGCCTTAGACGCTAATACATCTGCATCATATAATGCAGCACTTGGTTATGGAGCGTGTGGTGGAACTACAACAGGAGAAAATAATGTTGGTCTTGGATATCATGCATTATTAGCTAACACAACTGGAGCAAAAAACACTTCTGTAGGTGCTAATTCTTTACTAGTTAACACCACTGGAAGCCAAAATGTAGCTCTAGGCGAAGTGGCTTTAAAATCAAACACAACTGCAAATAACAACACTGCTGTAGG